TTATACTTGCAATTCCTCACGGATTGCTTTCTGTAATAGTTGGCTAAAATTGACCTTGTTTTCTTTGCCAACTTCCACAAGCCAGCTTGGTAGTGTGACGGTCTTATTGACGATTTTAGAGCGTTCACGCTCACGGACAAGTTCGGTATCAACAGAGATAGCCTGAATCACATCATCATCGCTTGCTAGATTGCTTGCAAGTGCCTTGAATGATGATGGTTTAGGAAATTCTTTACCCTCGTCTTCAAACATGATGGTATAGATTTCAAGAACTTCACGAGCGTTGAAAATAGCTTCGCTTAGATTGTCGGCTTCGCTAAATGCTCCAGGGAAATCAGGGAAAGAAATGCTGTAGCCACCATTTTCCTTATCTGCTTCAAACAATGCTAAATAATTATATTTCATAGTGATATATCAAGCCAATGATCAGAGTAACCCCTTTAGGGGTACAGGGAGGAGTGCCCTCACTCCCCATACAAGACTTTGAGAATATTGTTCAGTGTACCAGGTCTGTAATCCTTCTCTTTGGGTTTAGGTATCGTCACTGTCCGTCCGTCTGGATGTTTCCAAACCTCGTGAGACCCTTTGCCAAAGTTTGTTTTACTGAAACCTTGCTTCTTAGCAATCTTCTTAAGCTCTCGCTCTGTCATTGGCTTATCTCCTTTCCTTATCTTTAATTATATTATACACTTGTTTTTAACACTTGTCAACACAAAACACTTGTTTTTAACAAATATTTTTCAAAAAACATTCCATCACAACAGACATTTTCAAAAATGTCCATCATAATAGAAAATAGCCCCCAGCAAACGCTGAGGGGTTTTGCTGTTTTGCACGTTTTGAGCAAATAGAAATCACATCTCGCAACCATTATTGATAAAATGGCGATTTTGACAATAATGCACAAGGTATATTTATTTTCCATGTGCGAATCGAAATCATGCAAAGCGTTGATACGACTGCGTTTGTCTATTTTCCAAGTAAATTCCATGTGCGAATTAATGTGCGGTTCCATTCTATCTTGAGATTATCTTGAGCACGAAAAAAAGCCCAGCAAACGCTGGGTTGAAAATGCTATTTAAACGTACCATAAGGCACGACATTACGTCGATTTGACTCCTCGCCTGCTGCTACATAGCGACGTACACCGCTACGGCTAACATACGATACCCAAATGTATCCATCGGCAATATAGACCGAATCATAGTTAAATTGCTCGCCATAAGTGTAAGTAGCCACAATTTTACCATCTAGGCCAGGCTTGTCTCGGACATTGAGCAAAGATACTTTAACGGTCATTGTCCCCTGCTCGTCTTTGACCTTACCGAGATTACCGCTGTTTGACTGCGTTGCCACTGCAGTAGAGTCGCTATAAGGTGGATAAAACCAGCCGACAAGGTTGCTGATTTGCTGGCTAGCATATTGAGCAGGACCACCGACAGACAGATTACCAACTAGGTTCTGCTCAATAGTTTGGACAGTATTGCCACTGACTCCGATAATCAGACCAGTATGCCCATAGTTGATACCGTCACCTGCCCAGTAATTCTTGACAAAGATAGCCCCTGGACGTGGACGTTCTGAGGTAGGCATGTAATGCACCTCAAAGTCGTGTTGCTTGGCTGACTTTATCAAATCAATGGCATTGCCCCACAAAGGCTTGCCGAAGAATTTTCCGCAAATCCAGTTAGGTAGGTCTACACACTGCTTACCGTACCAACCATCATAGTCTACACCTTGTCCACGGTTGGCTAGGTCTTTGGCAAAATTAACTACTTCATTTACCGTTGTCATTTGTCAGTCTCCTTCCAGGCATCGTTCATTTGCTTCACAGCTGATTCGATAAAGGTCTCCAACTGTGTTTCGGTCATGTAAATGTTGTATTTGGCAAGTTGACCTGTTACACGACGTTTAGCCATATCTAGCTTGTCTACATGCTTGTCCTGGTCTAATTTGGTAATCTGCTCAACTGCGTTGACGGCGTTCCGTGTCAGAATCTCTGTAATTTCGACCGCTCGCTTACCGCCCTTGGCAATCAGATACTTTTTGACCTCGTGGACAATCATGCCTCCAACAATACCAAAAATCCCTGTCGCTGTGCCTAAAATAAGCTCTGTTAAATGTTCCATATTCTACCTCCTACGGCATCATTCGTTGGTCTCTTACCTCCTCTTTGAGCTCTGAGACCTGCTCTTTTAAATCCGCAATATCATTACGTGTCTCACTTGCCAAATTATTGACCGCTATTGTCAAATGTTCCATGTGACGCTGATTGTCGCTAGCGATTCGACGGTTAGTCTCCATCAAAGCATCATTGGTTTTTTGGAAATTATTAATCAATCGCTTGACATGGGCATTTTGACTGACAACCATCGAGACAAGCATTATCGCGAGGATGACGACAACCACCCCCGCGATTTTATCTATTGTCCAAGAGGCTTTGATTGCCTCTCTAACGATATCTTGTCCTGGCATAGGCTACTCTTCCTTCGGCTCAAGTTCAGCCAAGATAGCATCTTCCACCTCGTAGCGTTTTTCACGGAACTCAGCTTCTTGCTTGCGCATCTCTTTGCGGTTAGCCGCATAGAGTTCTTGATTGTACACAGTTTCGAAAATCTTCGATACGCCTTTATTATCGATATTGACTGTATAAGTTTTGACAATCTCATTACCGATTTTTAAGTTTCCGATTAGTTGAGTAGTTTTCATAATTTCAAGTGTCATGATTATTCTCCTTCGATGATTTCGTCCGCTGGTTTAGTAGCTTCGTCCAGTTGCGTGTTCAATTCTGCAATCTCTGCTTGCAGTTGTGCGATAATCTGCTGTGCCTCTGTCAGCTGTACAGCTAACAGATTCTTAGTTGTCATCTCCTCTGACAGTTTTGCCACGAGGTCGTTATTAGTCAAGCGTAGAGCTTGTGTGATTTGTTCTTGGTTCAT